TGCGTATAGATTCGTCAGGTAACGTAGGTATAAATAAAACAGCACCAAATAATAAGCTTCACGTTCACGGTGGTGGTATTGAAATATCTTCATTTAATAATAACGCAGGTTTTGTAATGGATTATGGTAATGCTACTGGCACAATTAATTTTATTAATCTAAAATCTAATGGTGTTTCTACAAACATAGGTCAAGTTCAAAGACAATCACCTAATGAAGCAGATTTATTTTTAGGTGGTTCAGGTGGTAAAACTATGACACTAACAAGTGGAAATAATGTCGGTATTGGAACGGATTCGCCTTCTTCATATAATTCGGCAGGATATCATTTAGTAATTGCAGGAACTGGTAATACTGGATTAACAATAGCAGGTGGCACATCTAATGATTCAAATATATTCTTTGCAGATGGAACAAGTGGTGCTGATGCCTATAGGGGAATATTAAGATATCAACATAGTGATAATTCTATGGTGTTTTTTACTGATGCAACAGAACGTATGCGTATCACGAGTGCAGGAAATGTTGGAATTGGGACGACTTCGCCTGCAGCTTGGAATAGTGGAAAGGTTCTTCATATACACAATCCTAGTGGCAATTCTTCTGAACTTCATTTAACAGACAATGGGTCTGGAGCTGCTTCAGGAGATGGTTCTGTTATTCATCATAATTCTACGAATTTATATATACAAAATCACGAAGCTGGTAATCTTCAATTTTATAACAATGGTTCAGAACGTTTGCGTATCGCAAATGATGGTGTAATTCAAAATTCAACAATCGATAGTTCAACATCATCTGCATTAAAAATTTCTAATAATGCGGGTTCAGGTAATTTTACTTATGGTATGACAATAGAAGATGATTCTTCTAATACTGGGTTTATTCTTTTTGCACAATCAGATGGAACTGCTGTTGGTAGTATTACGAGAAGTGGTACATCAACAGTTTATGCAACTTCATCTGATTACAGATTAAAAGAAGATTTTAAAGATTTTAACGCTTTAGAGATTGCATCTAAGATTAAGATGTATGATTTTAAATGGAACTCAAACAACACTAGAGATTATGGTGTTATTGCACACGAACTTCAAGAGGTATTTCCACAAGCAGTTGTAGGTGAAAAGGATGGTGAAAATATGCAAGGTGTTGATTACAGTAAGTTAGTACCTATCTTATTAAAGTCAATACAAGAATTAGAAGCTAGAGTTAAAGAACTAGAAAAAGAGATTTAAAAATTTATTATATTTGTTAAAATATTAAATACAAAATTATGGCAAAAGCAAAAAATACTTACTCGTGGGACTGCAAGACAGTTGACTGTTACCCTTCAAAAGACGATAACACAGACGTGATATATAACATTCATTGGAGGTATAACTGTACTTCTGACCAAGTAGATGCAAAGGATAATGCATATAGTGCTACTATAATTGGTACGCAAGTTATCTCTACTGATGACATCACAGACTTCATACCTTTTGCAGATTTAACAAATGCAAAAGTGACTGAATGGTGTGAGACTACTATGGGTGAAGAGAAGGTTGCTGAAATGAAAGCTAATCTCGATGCACAGATAGAAGAGAAAATCAACCCTACTTCAATTACATTATCAGTATCTGAATAAAAATAATTATATATTTTCTTATTTAAGTTTGTAGTATTATTTGTTTAACAATTAAATTTTAATACTATGCCAAGCACAGGTTTAATGAATGGAACACTTCTTGTACTATCAATAAGTACAGACGGTAGTTCATTTACAAATTTAGGACACTCAACATCGGCTAGTTTATCATTCGCTTTAGATACTCCTGAAGCTACCTCTAAAGATAGTGGTGGTTACAGAGAGGTTATTGCAGGCACGAGATCATTGGACATATCGTTCGATTCTTTTGTTGCCTATGATGATACTGTAGATGTTGATACTATGATAGGACACGCAAATAATAGAACAAAAATCCACGCAAAATTTGGTACTGCCGTAAGTGGTGATACTACTTATGCAGTACAAGGGTTTATTAGTTCTATTGATTACACGGCAGATGCAGAAGCACCTATAACTTTTTCAGGTACTTTTACTTCTACTGGTGCAGTTTCTATAGGTACAAACTAATAATTTTTATATTCTAATTATTAGTATTAGTTTTACTATATGAATAGTAAAAGAGGTTATATAAAAATAGAGATTGGAGGGAAAGAGAGAACCCTCCATTTCTCTATGAATTTTTGGTGTCACTTCACAGAAACTCTCGGTATCGGTCTTAATGATCTTGAACAATACTTCACGGCAGAAAACTTAAACATATCATCAATCAGAGCATTGATTTATTCAGGTTTGATTGCACACGATCAAGAAGAAAAGAACCCTATTGACTACACGATATACGATGTTGGTAGTTGGTTAGAAGACTTTGGTGCAGTAGAACTACAAAAGGTGATGACTGCACTTACTGAATCTAGGATACTTGGTAACGATCTTAATATGGGAATACCAAGAGTAGCTAAGGAAGAAGTAAAAAAAAAGTAGATACTGATATTTGGGAGGACATCTTAGACTTCTACATAGGTCAATGTGGAATACACCCTAATACCTTTTGGAGGAATACGTTTGCAGAGAATACGAGAATGTCTGAAGCGTTTCAGATACATCAGAACCTAGAATGGGAAAGACTACGTTACATATCTGCAATGCTTGTAAATGTAAATGCAACGAAGAGTTCACAACGCATACAACCAAATAAACTATTCAAACTACCACAAGATAATTCACATAAAAAGAAAGTCTCAAAACCGTTAAGCAAAGAGGAATTAGATAACGTTTTAAAAGACTGGGATAAGACTATGACAGAAGGTAAAATATCTAAGATGTAAAATATTTATATTTGTTACTAAATTCTAATTTATGGCAACGGAAAGATTAAAGTTTGAATTTGATGGTGACGCTAGTAAGTTTAACCAAGCCATCAAGAAAAGTGAAAAAAGCGTTAGTGGTTTTAGTTCTAATCTAGCAAAGGTTGGTGGTGTTATTGCAGGGGTTTTTGCAGTAGATAAGATAATGGAGTTTGCAGGTGGTGTTATAGAAACCACATCTACCTTTCAAAGGTTTGAATCTGTACTTACAAATACTTTAGGAAGCGAATCAGAAGCACAAAAAGCATTAGATAGGATTACAGACTTTGCATCTAAAACACCATTTAGTGTATCTGAATTGACAGACAGTTTTGTAAGACTAGCTAATCAAGGATTTAAACCTACATCAGAAGAGATGAGAAAACTTGGTGATCTAGCATCTTCTACTGGTAAAGAATTTGTTATGCTTACTGAAGCTATTATTGATGCTCAAGTAGGTGAGTTTGAAAGGTTAAAAGAGTTTGGTATTCGTGCTAGTAAGCAAGGGGATCAAGTAACATTCACTTTCAAAAACGTAAAGACACAAGTTGATTTCACATCTGACGCAATACAAAACTACATACTTTCTCTTGGTGATCTGAAAGGTGTATCAGGTGCAATGGTTGGTATATCAAATACATTAGGTGGACAGATATCAAACTTAGGTGATTCATTTGATAAGATGAAAGATACTATAGGTGATGCCTTAATGCCAGTATTAACTTCTGTGATAAATAAGTTCAAAGGATTATTTGGAATGATAACTGATTTGTTAAATCCAAATCAAGCATTAATAGACGACTTTAAAGAAGCAAAAGATGCAGTTGATAATTTAGAAGAAGCAAGTTTTGCATTGTCTGAGACACAAAGAAAATTAGTTGAAATTACCAATGAAAGAAAAAGACAAAGACTCGCAGAACTTGAAAATGAAATATCAGTAGAGACAGATAATTTAACATCAAAAATTCAAAGACAAGGTGAGGTGTTAGATATTGAAAATCAAAAATTAAAAAAATTAAGTGATTTATTGATTGAGTTAAATGGTAATCAAAACACGACAGCAAAAAGTTTAGAGTTTCAAACAGATAGGTTCTTAAAACAAAATGAAGTTGTAAAAGAAGCACAAAAAGAGTTTGATACTTTAACAAAAGAATTGTCAGAGTTTAACAGAAAGGTTAATGAAATTAAAAATCCAACTAAAGATTTATCTGATGCAACAACACAAATTGCTACAGATAATATAAGCTATAATACAAGTCTAAAAGAAACAATTCCTTTAACTACACAACTATCAGAATCATTAAATATTGCGTCTTTAAATACGAGAGATTATCTCAGTTCAGTACAAGATACAAGTGAAGCACAAAAACAATTTGCACTTATTTCAAATATTGTGACTACTGGTATGAATTTGATGTTTGATGCTTTATCTAATCCTGATGCTTTTAGTACATTTTTAAAATCAATTCAACAAGTTGTAATTCAATTATTAAAACAGCTTGCTATTATGATTGCAATCGCTGCTGTTATGGCTGCAATAGGAGGCACATCATTTAAAAGTGCATTTAAACTTGTTGCAGGCTTTGGAGGAGGAGGAGGAGGATCAGGTGGTGGTATGGGTGGCATACTTGGTTTTGCTAACGGTGGTATAGTTACAAAACCAGTTATGGGTATGATTGGAGAGGCAGGTCAATCGGAGGCAGTAATACCATTAAACAGATTACCACAGATGGTAGGTGCAATAGGAGGTAATCAAAAAGGTGAGTTTGTATTAAAAGGCCAAGATTTAATATTAGCACTTGAAAGAGCAGGAGACTTCAGATCAAGAGTAACTGGTTAGCGTTATGGCATACGGAGAAAAATATTTTACGAATTTTTATGATACCGATAATCATAAATTTAGATTACAGATATTTCAATGGAATTATAGTGGCACACCTTCTTCTAATTTAACTCTAGCAGAAGATGGTGTTACAGTAAATTATTCTCAAGATGATGATTATTTTCAACCTATAATAGGATCAACTTGTAAATTAAAAATTTATGTTGAAGAATCAACTGGTGGTGCTGAATGGCAAGTAGAAGATACAAACTGGAATATAGCAGACTTTGTTTGGGAAAGAAGTGAGTATGATTTTTTAATACCAACTAATGATAGAGAATTTAAAATAAAAGTAAACAGAGAGAACGCAAATGGCACTACAACTTCTACCACTTCAGTAAGCGTTTTGAAAGATTCTACTGCATCGTTTTCTTCTGAAATAAAAGTAGGTGACTTAGTAATAAACAATACAGACAATACCACTACAACCGTTTCTGCCGTAACAGACAATAACACACTAACACTAGCCTCTGATATATTTACTTCAGAAACAACGACTGGTAAAAGTTATACTATATTTAGAAACTTTTGGACTGGTTTCATTATGCAAGACAGTTACAACTTACCTATTGCTCAACATC